AATGCTGGCCGCGCTTACATCTGCTCCATCTGTAGGAGAAGATGACCACGCAACTATCGGGTCAACTACCGTAGAACTTACATCCGCCCCATCCGTGGTAGCAGACGAGAACCCGATAACCGCTAGGTTGCCGGGTAGAAAGTTCTCCGAGAAGCTCCGTACCGGACTGGTCGGGCCTGCCGTAGCAGGAACGCCAGGATTAGCCCGGAACGGGGCTGGCATTTCAGTTCAGCGAATGAATGAAAGCGTATTGAGTCGTGAAGGAACCCGCAACGCTCAGGGTCTTGCTGAACGTAATGCCGCTGTTGATCGTGGCATCCACGCTTGCAGACGTACCACCGAAAGCAAGACTGAAAGCCGATCCAGCCGTCGCCGCCGTGCCTGCTGAAACGAAATACCCCGTCCCGATACAAGTCGAGTTAGCACCAGCAGCGCCAATCGTTCGAAACACCAGCCAGAATTCCAGCGTCCAAGGCACGTTTGTCAGGGAAGCTGGCATCGTCGTCCCGCCAAGCACCCCGTATTGAGGGACAAGAATCAATGTCGAAGCCGAGGCGCTGGTGGAGAGAATCCCACCAGCCACAACGTGATAAATCTTCCCCGCCTTGGGGTCGTTGGCAAAAATCGGCGTATAGGTCGCGCCCGTCCACAATGCCTCTGCAGTAGTAGCGACAAGCGCCGATCCAGAGGCGACTGGCGGGTCAATGAACGGCCCGTCTGCGAAATACTGCCGTGCCATTTATGCCCCAAAAGCCGTGACCGTCATGCTCGTAAAGGAGCAAGTCTGGCCGTTGGCAATGTTCGTGTTAGTCAAGTTCATATCCGAGCCTGAAGTACCGCAAAGCCCCTGCATGACCGCGTTGGTAGTCGTCGCAGCGGTCGGGTAAATACGGAAATACCCCGCCGTCCCAGCAGCAACAGCCGTTGCGTTCGAAATGGCACTCACCGTCAGCACACCACCCGACGCCGTTCCAAACTGCGTAGCGTTGCCCGCAAACGTCACCAGCAGCGTTCCAGTGTCAGCGGTCGCACAAGTCGCCGGAGGGCTACCAGTCCAAATCTTGATGACGCACGATGTCCCAACGTCCGTCGCCAGTTGCGTCATGGCGTTCGTTCTATGGGTCGTGCTGTATTGAATCGCCATTAAGCCGTCTCCACGCCTGCAGCCCTTCCATCAGGGCCACGCACAATCTTTTTAGGACGCGACAAGGTATCCATGACCCCCTTCAGGGCATCCAGAGTCTTGCCGTGCATGTCCACTAGCGCAGTCGTCTGGTCTTGCTGCTGCGCCGTCTTGGTCAGTTCCGTAGAAGCAGCCTGTTCCGCAGCCTGAGCGGCCTGATCCAGACTCGCCTTGGCGGAAATCTGTGCCACCATGATCTTGGTAGCCGCGTCTAGTTCAGCCTTCCACTTCTCGAAAGCCTGGTTGTGCGCCAATTCCATTTCCTTCAACTGGCGCTCATGGGTCATCTTCTGGTTCTCCAAAGCAGCCTGTTGCTGCTGCTCGGCCATAACCCGCTGGGCTTCGATCTGGTTGCGCTGGTTCTCCAAAGCCACTTCGTGCTGCATTTCCTGCTGCTTCAGGGCCGCATCCGCCTGCACTTTGCCGGCATTGGGATCGGTAGCCGGAGGCATGCTCTGCAAAGCCTTGCTGATCTGCTCGGCAGCGACGTCAAACTGGCCTTCTATGGTCTTGCCGACCTTGAAGCCAGTCACGCCAAACTTGAGCATATCCATCAGGAGCTTGACCAGCGGCCCAGCCAACTGCGGAGGGACGCCCTGCAACGCATGTGCGGCCTGCTGGAGATACCCACCAGCCGCCGTCAGTAGCTCCGCTCGGGCCTCTTTCTCGGCCTGCTCGTCCATCTGAACGAGCGAGTCAGCAGCAACCTCTATGCGGAAGGATCGCAGCGGGTTCTGTTGGAGCAATTCCATCGCTGGCACGATGAATTGCTGATCTTCCTCGCTCAGTTGGTCAACAGCCGAGATAGACAACAGCGTTTGAGGCGAGAACTTCGCCGTCATGACCTGCGCCTTAAGCTGCAAGCACTCAGTGGCGAACTGAGCCACCTTCTGTTGCATAGATTTAAGGCGGAGGGATGCGTACTGCCCCTTCAACTGCTGGGCAGTCGCAGTCTCGGATGCTTCCGTCTGCCCTCGGATGATGTCCGAGATGCCCGTAATCTCGTAAATCTGCTGCTTAACCTGCTCCATCGCCTCGTAGGACGCATGGAGGGCTTCGTAAATGTTCTTGAGTTCCAGAACATCCACCGAGCCTTTAAGCCCCTGTTTCTCAGCAAACGCCGCCCAATTCTTGACCGGGATCAGCGTATTGTTCGAGCCTTCGGTAAAGAGCCTTGCAAGGCTACCTTCCGCAGCGTCGTACACCCCGATGACCTTCAGGGCCTTTACAAACCCGTCTATCCGGTCGCTGAGAATGTCTAACTCGTTCGCCTGATCTTGATACAAGGCAAAGTCAGGCGTTGGCACCAGCGTTTCGTTCGTCAGCGTTGCATACAGCGGACGCGGACAGGGAAAGAACTCTTCCAGCCCAAGCGGATCGTCCACCACATCCAGCGGCGTCAGCATCCCCTTGTGAATCCAGATGGCCGTCTTAGTGTCCTTGTCCCAAATCTCGTAGATCCAAGACCCATCATTGTCCTGCGCGTTGTCTGACCGGCTTTTCTCCTTGGGCGGGTCGTCAACAGGGATCTTGCTCGCAATCTCGGGGAAGCGTTCTTCCTTCATGCGCTTGGTCATGTAGACCTTGCGCCAGACAGCAGTCACTTCCTCCCACGTCCGGGCTACCGTGTGCCCAAAGTCCTTCCAGTGGACGTAATCAATCGGGGAGCACTCGTAGTCAAGCTGCTCCTCCGGCTCATCCACGTCCTCGGAGACTTCCACGCCATCTTCAGGCTGGCCAAGCTGGACGGCCTTGATGTGCGGTTCGTAGCGAATCCACGCAGTCCCACGTCCCGGCAGAAAGCGGTCATGCACGACTTGTTCCATCGTCGTGCGGTAGTCCTGATAGTGCTGGATCTCATAGTCCAGCGCCCGCTCAAGGATCAGCGAGGCAACCCGGCCAACAGGGTCTTGGTCGCGGAACCGGCGGCTTACGTCCGGCTGAGGCAAACGCGAGAAGCACGCAGGGACAAGCGTCTGCACGTTTGACCACAGGATATTGAAACGCGCTTCGCCGTCAGTCCGACGCCCGTCCCGGTACTCATCCCGATAGCGCTTCAGTATCTTTTCTGAGCGCCCCTGCCACTTCTTGAACTCAGCCTCATAAGCGGCGATAGCGCGGAGCCATTTCTGGACATCCGCGCTTGCTTCTTCTTTTGGCATTTACGCGCAGACCACCGTGCAGCTAACCGTGCCGGAGATCACAACATAGACACCAGCGGTCATTGCAATCGGCAACGGGTACCAAGTGGCCGAAACGGGGGTAAATGTGTCCACAACCTTTGTGGATGTGTTAGTTGCCGCGCTGTCGTAGACCGTAATCGTCGGGGTCGAGGAGGCAGCAGACACGAAGATACCGCGCATGGTTCCGGGAATGGCTAGGCAGTTCGATGAGGACGTAATCTGCTTGTAAGCACCTGCAATCAAGTCCAGCGCCATATCAGATCCTTCGTGATTGCCTCGGGGCACTCTCCCAAAGCTCGTTTAGGGTGACTTCGTTCTGGCCTACCGTGAGGCCGCGTATCGGCGTTTCATTCGGCTTTGCAGGGGCGTCCGCCTCCTCCATCACCTGACAACCGTAGGCAAAAGCGTCCGATGGGTGCGACGCCCAGTTATGCAGCGGCTCCCGCGAAAAGACGTTGGTATCGTCGTTCCACTCAAATTCCCAAGCACGCAAGCCATCTATCCCGTCCTCACAGCGGTCTTTATGAAACTCGCACCGCTGGATGACCTTGCGTGCCGCGCTGATCTGGTCTGGCTTCTTGGACTGCGGGACTACTCCAACCTTCCCAGAGCCAAACGCAATCAGGAATTTCTCTACGCTTGAATGCTTGCTCTGGAATGTCTTGCTCCTGGCGTCGTGAGGGAGCCATATCTTTCCAAGCTCACGCACGCCAAGTTTCCCTAGCGTCTCCTGAATCCTTGGAATCCAGTCGTCAGCGTCATATCCGCTGTCGCCTTCGTACTTGATGAGCGAGAACCCGCCCACCTTGCGCTGCCAGTACCACCACGAGGCGGTATCCCTAAACCCAAGGTCGCTCGAAACCTCAACAGGAGCGCCTGTAGGGTCGTAGATGACGCCGTTGTGTATGCGCCCCTTGCGCTCTGCCTCATTGACCCAGCGAGACAGAATCGCACCCTGCGACGATCCGTAGCCACCATTCCAGATGTGTTCTGCCTTGTCTGGATCGGTTTTGAAGTCATGCTCCATTTCCTTGCGGAGCACTTCTGGGAACCACGGGTTATCCCGCCAGTTCACCATCACCGACACAGCTTCCTCAGGAGGATGCTTCCTGAAGAATGCGTCTACAGGGTCAGTCTTGTATCTCGGGTTCCAGCTAAACCAAAGCTCAGAGCCTTCCTTGCGGATGGTCGGGCGAAGCAGGTCCAGGCTGTGCTGGCTGAGGGTCTGCGCTTCCTCAATCCAAGCTATGTCATACGCTTCCAACGACTTGATATTGTCCGCGTTGTAGGACTGCATGCCCTTGAAAATGATTAAGGAGCCTTCCGGCCCCCTAATTTCAGTTTCTACCGGGTCAAACTCACGCTCCAGCCCCAGCTTTGCAATCTTGTCTATCAGCAACTGCCGGACAGAATCCTTGATGCTGTTCTGCACCTCCCGAATGCATACTATCCGGGTCGGCTGCTGGTAACACTTCAGAATCGCTTGCTCTGCAAAGAAGTGCGACTTCGCACCTCCCCGCCCGCCGTATGCACCCTTGTATCGCTTGGGGTAGAGAAGCGGCTTTAGCTTCCTCGGTACATCAACCCGCAGGGTCAACGATCCGAACCTCTATGGCTTGCTGTATAGCCGGATGGTCATCAGCGCCAGCAACCGGCTGCACCGGTTTACCATCCAGACGATCAGCCAGCATTCCTAGTGCCCAAGGCTCTCCAGCCGCCGCTCTATCCAGCAAAGTTTCGGCCGCTTTCCGAATGCGCTTTGCATCGTCCTGCGCTATGGCTCTATCTAACGCCGCCCTGAACGGAAATGCCTTATTGGGAGTTCCGGCTACCCTTCCGCCTGTTTTTTTACCAAGTGCCATCTAGTCACAATCCCAAGTAGTTGAGATTTCATCATTTTTTGTTTTGCATCAGGTGCTGCGCCAGCTTCTGCCGCTTTACCCCCTCGCTCGCCATCTGGGCGGCTTTCTGTTGGGGGATGCCTACCTTTTGGGCTACAGCTGGATTGTGGGCAGCGGCTTCAAACAGACGATGCTGACGCTCGGACCATGGAGGCATTTCGCAATTCCCTATATTTTGCCTGCCTATCACGGTGGCAAATCTTGCACTCTTTGCGCTTTGTCCCTAGACGATTCTCTTGGGTCAACTCGTGGAATTAGCCCGCCCGCGGTCGATCATGTCCCTCACGTTGTCTTTGCGCGTACCTGCGTATAAATGGTCCGGATTACAGCAGGCGGGGGTGTCGCATGTGTGCAGCACACACAACCCATCTGGAATGGCCCCCTTGAATGCTTGATAGCTTTCGCGATGCGCTTTTTGCCATTTCCCCTTGGAAGACCAGCGCCATTGTCCATAACCATCTTTGTCTTTCTGGCGCATCCACAACCAACATCCATTCGTGGATTGGGTAATCCTCGCAGCAATGTATGCGCCCATGTCACGCATTACGCAACAGCCTCTAATGCAGGCTCATGCCAAGCCTTCACGCGCACATTCCCGCCTTC